CATAATCATTAATGTTTGGACCAGCAGGTAAATGTACTGTAAATGCTCCACTAGTTGTATCAACATAATATGAAGTATTGTATCTAATAGTAACAGCTGGAACTCCTACTGTACTGATTTGTCTTGTAAAATAAAATCCAAACCAATCAGACCGAGGCCATGTAGCACCACGCACACCTTTCATTCTATAATATTTGTAACCAATAGTATTAGCAGATAATTCAGTACGATCTATATAACCTTGTGGGTTTGAATAAGGACTAGCTCCATATGTCATTCCCTCATTATGCCAAGCCCATTCTGCACCTATATCAACTTCTTCTCCGCCCCAAACACCTGTTGCACTTCCTTGCCATTGCCAAATTCCGTATGGTGTGTCATTAGCTGTTACAGCTTTAGTAAAAGTACTTGTTCCACCCGTAATAGTATCAGAAGTGGTAAATCTAGTTGTTCCAGACGTTTCAGTATAAGTAACAGTTGTAGTATTAGCAGCACCAAGAATAACAGTTCCTGTTGCACCTGATGAACTACCAGTAATAGTTTCGCCTACTGTAAAAGCTTCGGCTGTACTTGTAACTGTAAGTATTGGAACCTCAGGTAATGTGTTTTCATGGTGATTCCACATTCTTACTTCGGTCATAATGTTTGGTGTTTCAAAAGCAAATTGTATATATTTTGTTGCATCAACTGTTTCTGTTGACACGGTAATAGAATCAGCCGAGTTAGATGCATAACCACCATCAACCAGATTGTCAATTGTCCCCGAACCCAAAGTTAGATTAGATGTTAGAGTAATACCAGATGTTCTATCTGATAAATCAGTATCTAATGCTGAAGTAGCATATGTAATAGGTGTGACAGTATCAGTCAATGAAATATATGACGGGATTGTAGAAGAGGTATCAACTATTCTCCAACCATCAGTTGCAGATGCATATACCAATTCAACACTTGGTCCACCAGTAATAACTATATCTTGAGCTAAACCTTGTATGTATTTACCATTCCGTAAAATTTCCAAATTATTAGTTGAAAAATTTCCACTAACATCTAAAAATCTAATAACTTGTCCTGCTATAGGAACTAATGGAAGAAAAACACTCCAAGCAACATTAGTTCCATTAGTAGGAGACGTATGTGTATGTATATCTCCACCCATATTTACATGATAACCACAATAATAATATAAATGTGGTGCATCTGCCTCAACAACAATTTGTAAATATGAACCAGCACTTCCAGAAGTTCCGACAGTCGTAACACCGGTTGTGTATTGTGTACTACCAGATGCGTCTACTGCTGTTGCTAATAAAACTGCATGTCCTGATAAAGAAGTATGAGAAGTATCAAACTTATAAGTAAGTCCTTCTAACATTGTAAAAGATGATTGTGATACACCATCTACAGTAAACTTACCATTTACAACTTTTACAATTTTCGTTACATTACCACCAGACGTACTAGTATCTACTAGATATGATTTTCCAGGATATGTATTCATACCATTTGTTGCAGAAATCCAACCACCAACCCATTCAACATCTTTTGCAAAACCACCAGACATTAGTACTTGACCAGCAACACCAGGAGCCTTTGTAACCCAATTTCCATTAGCGTCATAAGTAACAATAGCACCTCGTTGTCCACCAACCAAATTACTTAGTGTATCAAAACGCTGTGTCATTCCTAACCAAACATTAGCACCAACTGTTGCATCAGTTAATACAAAGATATTACCATCAGTAGTATTAATCCATTCCGTACCAACAGGATAATAATAAGTTTCAGCAGAAGTAATTGTTGGATTTGTACTATAACGAACCGGGATAAGTCCGGGAGTAAACATTGATGCTGTTAATGTACCACCAGAAGGAACACCGACATCTGTTACAATACCTAAGTATACTACATAAATAACTATACCAGTAGCAGGTGCAGTATTAAAAGTAAGTGTTCTATTACCCGTACCTGATAAAGTAAAATGATTTGGTGATATTTGATGAATACCACTAACTGTTACTAAAATTGATGCAGCAACAGCAACGTCTTGCGATAATGTAAATATAGTAGTACTATTATCACCTGTAAATGTACTTTGACTAAAAGTCCCACCAAAACTACCAGTTAATTTTGAAGCTTCGACTGATACAATTTTATCATTAGTAACAGAACCATCAAGAATTTTACTATTTGTTACAATATTATCTGCAAGAGATGATTGTGTATAAGTTGATATTGTACCTGTAGTGGTTAAATATCTAACAAAAATAATATCATTTATAGGAACGCCTGCAAGTGTTAAAATTCTTCCCGATAACCCATATTCACTAGGTCGTTTTACAATACCATTAACACTAACTTGTATAGAGTCTCTTGAAGGAGCGACTCTTCCCAAAGTATATTGTGAACCTCCTTCAGAAGTTAACTCCTCTGATTTTATGAAACCAAAAAATGGTTCGTTACCTACATAAGCCATATCATTACCTTTAAGTTAAATTATTTCGTGACTTCTGGTCTTAAATGAATTTTTCCTTCTGTAATTCGTGTAATTATACCAAGACCAGATGCAACTTCGACATCATAATAATAATAACCAGATATTATTGCAGCTGACACAGCTGCAGTTAAATTCAATGTAATAGTTCCTTCTGCAGCAACTAATGTAGTAGCAGAAATAGTATGAGAGGTTGTAGAAGTGTAGTTTTTTCTCATCTGTGAACTAATTGTAGCACTAGATAGATCAATTAAAGTACCTGTAAGATCCTTTGCTGTAACTACAACACTCCAGTCAGTACCTTGATCTATATTATAATTCGTGATAGTTGCCATACCTACTAATTCCTTTAAATATTATATATATTTATAATACTATATATGTCTCTTTTACGCTTTTTCGTTTAATACTTCAATTAAAGTATCATTTTCAGGATAATATAAGTATTTAATTCTGCTTACAGAAAGTGCTTGTACAGCATCATCTAATGTCTCAACTAATGGTTCACCACCTAAATTGAAAGAAGTATTAAATAATACAGGAATTGCTGTTTGTTTATTGAACTCTTCTATCATTTCATAAAATACAGGATTTTGTTCCTTTTTCAAAGTTTGAATGCGACAAGTACCATCTACATGAACAATAGCAGGAATTTTCTCTTTATACCCTTCATTACAATACATAGCATACATCATGTGAGGAGACTCTTTTAAACCCCTCATATCAAACCATTCATCTGCATATTCATGTAATATAGTTCCTGCGAATGGTCTAAAATATTCTCTATGTTTTACACTATTGACATAAGCCTTACCATCCTCTGTTCGAGGATCAAAAAGAATAGAACGATTACCTAATGCTCTTGGACCATTCTCACAACTACCCTGAAAGAGTGTAACAATATTTCCTTGTAATATTAGTTTAACAGCATCTTCACTATTTATTTTTTTTGTAGTCCCGTTATATTTTTTAGCTATGTTTTCTATTTCATCGTCTGTATATTTATACTTCGGGCCTAAAAACAAACTATCGGCATATTCATTAACCTTTTCATCTTTATTAATTACATGATGTGCAAACAACGCAGCACCAATAGAGGTACCCGCATCATTTGAAATTGGTTCAACATATAAGTTAATACCTTCATCTTTTAATTGACCAAGATACCAATAATTAGCAACACAATTTAATCCATAACCACCAGACAATACAACATTTTTATTACCACTCATTTCAACTGACTTACGAATCAAATCAAGAACCATTTGTTGTGATTCTGTTTGGATAGCATAAGCCATGTTTCTACGATTTTCTAATCTACTAACATCACACGCAGGTTCTAATGGGTCAGGATCATTTAAATAATCCCATCTTCCTTCATTTACAGCTGCACCATTTGGATATGTTGGTATTATTAAATTACGATCTGCTGTTTTCCATTTTCCTCCACCACCATCATTATAAATATCTGGAAATTTATCACACGGTTCTCCATAAGGAAATAATCCCATGGTCTTACCTGCTTCAATTGGACTCCATCCACAATAACGCGTTACTGCCTCATATGCTTTTACAATACCAGCAGAATCATCAAGACAAAGTTCAAATGTACCTTGTTCATTTTCTCTTGAAGCATCAAACTCAGGTTGTATAGTACCATTCCAAGGTCCTCTACCACCAAGATGTTTATAGAGTGTTTTAAAATCTGCAGGATAAGAACATTCAATAATTGATTCAAGTTCCCATGTCATTTCTTGCTGACCATTTATTTCCATAGGAATATAAGTACCTGCACCATCAACAACTAATGCAACTGCAGAGTCAAATCCAGAACGATAAAAAGCACAAGCCGCATGCATCTTGTGATGCCATTTATCCATGTGCCAGACTTGTTTATTCGTATCTTCTATAAGACGTAATTTTCTTGCAAGTCCACTATATACATCACCACCAGAAAATTCAACATTACTTTCATCTGGTTGTGTATGTGCTATAATTAAATAATCTAGTTTATCAGTATACTCTAAAATTTTAACCATACAAGCATAAGGACCACCATCATATTTTTGTCTACTCAACCTTTCTTCTTCTACAGCAAAAACTATTTCTCCATCTTTAAGTAAACATAAACTAGCATTATGACCTCTTGATATAGCCGCAATCCACTGACTCATTCATTATCTCCCATCAACTTCAGACCTTGTGGTATACTAATAGGTGCTGGTTCATGGTTACATTTATCCGTATGTACATGAGATTCATCCTTCTTCTTACTTTCAAATTTACTTCCTTTACCCATGAATTTTTTTACTGAGGATACAACTGTTTGGATTTCTTCATCTGACATAACAATAGAATCATTATTAGCACGATCCATCTCATCATCCATAGTAAGTCTAATAGGTGAGTACTTTCGTTTATCTTTACCAACGTCTATAATATCGAAATCTTTTTCACCAGGATATGAAATATTTATTGGATAAGTTGACCCGATAACAACAGTTGCAGTTTTATTAAGTGCTTTTACAATATGTTGTCCTAATGAATCACAACCAAGAAAATGATCTGCATTATAAATCATTGATGCCCACAATCTCAAATCTTTTTCTTTGGGCACAGCAATTGGATGTGCATCGTTTTCTGGTATATCTACTGGCATTTGAGTCATCACAACAATTCCATATTCTTTTCTCAATTCTTGAATAATAGAAACAACATTTGCAGATTCTATAGAACGTGAAGTTGGGTCAAGAACAGCTGGTCCTATTTGTTGAACAGATCGACCAAATGGTTGAAATACTAGTATTTTATTTTTTTTAGTTCCGGATTTAATATCTTGAATTACTTGATACCCTTTAACTAATTCTTCTTTATTTAAATTAATTTCAGGATGGGGAAGGACACGAGGTTCATTCAACTCATTAATAATAATATCAAAACCTTGTGCTAAACTACATTTTTGATTGAAGTATTCGTTGATTCTATATGGCTCTGGTGTTATAACATCTTTATCTTTTAGATGACCTTCAAAAAGATTTTTATGCCAAACTTCAAAAGCATGCTTATGTAAGGTAGGATGACCACGATAAAAATCCATTCCACTTTCACATACTATAACAAAATCTTTATCACCTGAATCTTCTGCATATCTTTCTAATGCCGGTATAGAACAAAGAACACGTCCCGCTCCACCATTAATCATAAAAGCCTTTGATCGACTACCCATAACAATTCACCTCAAGAAAACAATTAATAATAATTACATGATTATTTATACGACATTTTTATCTATGGAGCGTTCTCATCAACTCCAGCAATCGGCCACATTTGTTCTATTGCTTTTTTATCTTCAACAGACCTATCTGCGATCTTTACATAATGGTCATTAAAAGGTTTAGGTTGACCTGATGCTTCAAAATCAGCTTCTGATTTCTGTTTCTGTGGGTCTTTTGGCCACTCAATCAACTCATTCGGTACAACAGCCCAATCTGCTGGCAAATCTCTTAATAGTTGTCGATAATCAGTCCACTCTTTTTTAATAGAAGCAGGTATATCGTCAGCTGCTACGTTGGAATCAGTAGATTCTAATATCTTATTTCTTTTATGACGTATCCCGTCATCGTCAAGATTAACTAAGTTACTAGTGTTATCATGATAACTTAAATTCTTAAACTGTTTTGTTTCAGGATCATATATGTTCTTGACCACCTCAAATCTATCGAAAACTTGACTTGGATAAGTCGGATCTTTAATAGAACTATTAGGTACGGCATCAGGCCCAGTTTTTATTTCATAGCGTTTTAAATTACCAAATGGATGGTAGGTTTCTGTAGAAGGTCCAATCATTCCCGCTATAAGACATTCCTTATCACCTGCTTTAGCATCCAATTCAACTGCATACACATCACCGGGTGTTGGACGTTCAGTCATATCATCAGCATCCCATGCCTGTTCAAGATGATTACCATCTTTAGTTAACCACAAAATTAATTTTTCTGGACCTTCGTATTGTATAGTACTAGTTTTTCCCAATACATCAGCTTGCCCATAGCGTTCATCAGGTATTCTGTATGTAAGTAATGTTTTATATATTGCCATTATTATTCATCCTTTTTATTGATAAGTTACTTTGACTAATCCACCAGCACCCCAGAAACCCCAACAAGCACTTGATGTTGCCCTACCCAGACCAGTTCCACCACCACCTGGGAAATTTGAATGTGCAGAACAACAAGGAAAACTTGTCGTACACCAGTCTCCACTCATACCACTTGATGTTGAAAATGGTCCTGAAGGTACGCCCGCTATTGTAAAAGCTTCTTGACAGCAAGTCATAGATTGGAACAAATCACCTGAAGTCCCCGTATATCCCATACTTTTAGCTGTTGGTACTTCTGGTATACCACAAAAACCCGGATTGGTTGCTGACTGGACCCAAGTACTATTATAAAGTCCAAGATTACATTGGGCACTTTGCTGGCAATTATAACAACTAGACATTACATCCCAACTGTTAGGTCCACCACGTCCACCAACCGCACAAAAATTTGTTAGACCATCTCCTGTAACATATGATATACAACCATCCCTACATGCTGTACAACAATGACAACAACATGAACAATTTGAAGTTCCTGCTGCACATAAAGTATATGATGATGAACCTGGCGTAAAATCACTATCTTCAACAAGTAGTTGTATCATTGCATAGTTTCCACCTTGTCCACCAACAGGTACGTCATGATCACCACCAGACGAACCACCTGGTCCACCGCCACTTAAAACTTCAAACTTAATACTAGATATCCCTGCAGGAGCAGTCCATGCTAAACAACATCCTCCATTTTGAACAGTCCAGTGATTTCTATTAAAAATCGTAAATTCTTTTGATACCGGCGCGCCGACTGCAGCCACACCCATGAGTGTTTTAAAACTAACTACTGCCATGATTTTCCTCCTTTAATATATTTACTCATTGATATGTTATTTTAATTAATCCACCAGCACCCCAACCACCAACACATCCTGTACTAGAATTAACAACACGTCCTGCTCCACCACCTCCTGGGAAAGTACTATGTGCACTACAGCAAGTAGGTCCTCCAGAACAAGCCATATTCGACATAGCATCTAATCCGCCACTTGAAAATGGTCCTCGAGGTGAACCAGCCCATGAAAACTGATATTGACAACAATCATAAGCTTTAAACCATCCACCCTGTGATCCTTGCATACCATAATCTGATCCCCAAAATTGGTCATGACATAAATCAGATACCCAACCAGCATTATAATTTCCAACACAACATGATGCATGTATTTGACAATTATAACAATTGGAAAATATATCCCAGTTTGTATGACCACCTTGTCCTCCTATAGCACAAAAATTTTGAAGGCCTGAACCTGTTGCATATGAAGTACAACCATGTTTACAATTCATATTACAACTACAACAACATGAACATTCAGAAGATCCTCCTGCACATAACAAATATGTAGATTCATTACCTGCAGTTGAAACAAAATCTGGTATCATTACCATATCTGTTATTACTCCAGCTACAATAGTTGCTTCTACTTTTCCACTTTGACCCCATGAATAAGAGTTACAATTTGCGCATGTAACTGGATGACTCGTACTACCACGAAAACAAACTTCAGGTGTAGAAGTATATCCCGTTCCACCATTTGTTATATTAAAATCTGTTAATTTTCCTTGAGAAACTGCTACAGTAGCTGCAAAACTTGAACCACCACCACCTGAAATCATAACGTCTGGAGGTTGTACCCAACCAGCACCACCAGCAGTATTACTAATAGTTTTAACTGCATAACCACCACCTTGACCTCCAATACCACCATCATGATCTCCACCTGATGAACCACCAGGACCACCGCCACCAACTAATTCAAATTTAATTTGACTTGTATGAGTTGGTACTGTCCATTCTAAACAACACCCACCGTTAGTGACAGTCCAATTACAATCATTAAAAATATGAAATGTTTTCGGTGCAGCCGAAGGAGGTATTACTGGAGGTGCTTGCCACGCTAATAATGAAGTTAAGTCTACCATAAATTTATCCTACGTTTGCAATGTTTTCGATTTGTTTAAGTGCATCTGCATCTCCTACTGCTCTATCTACAATCAAAACTAGATCATTTTTATCTGTTGTTTCATCATAACGTGTATCCACAGTTTTTGGTTCTGTCGGAAAAACAATAAATTCATTCGGTACATCTGCCCAATCAGCAGGTATATCTCTTAACGTCTTTCGATAATCATGCCATTCCTTAATCAAATCAGCTGGCATATCCTCATTAAACATATTATCAGAACCACTTAAATAGCCATTTCTAATTGTTCTAATACTTTCATCAGTACGATCTTCGGTTGTACCAGTTCTATATTTTAAAGGTTTCCATTTACCAGTAGCAGGATTATATGCATCAACTGCTAAATCTTGTTTAGCATAAACTTCCATTACAGAAGAAGGATCTGGTATAAATTTATTTTTTTGATCGGCAGGTCCTACATCAACTTCATAAAGTTTAGGTTTCTTAAAACAAAGTCCACTAATTGAGTCATCACCACTTAATTTTGCTTCAACATTATCATGTCCACCTGCAGGTGCTAACATTCCAGCACGAAGCGCCATTTCATCACTTTCAGTAGCATCTAACTCAACTTGATAACAATCAAGTGGCATAGGTCGTTCTGTCATATCATCTGCATCCCAAACATGCATAATATCATTTTTTCCATAATCTTCACCTTCTGTATTATCTGTTTTACATAACCATAAAATTAATTTACTAGGTCCGTGATACACTTCTGTAGATGTTTTACCTTCTGAATCAACCATACTATGTCGTTGATCGGGAACTTTATATGTTATGGTTTTATTAATCCAAGCCATTTATTTTACTCCTTTAACAAATTGTTTCAACATTAGATTATCTTCATCTGTTCGATCTGCGATTTTAATATATGGCTGGTCATCATCATCAAGTAATTCATCTTTGCTATCATCACCTGGTGATTTTGGTATTCGGATTAAATCTACAGGAACATCAGCCCAGTTTACTGGTAAATCTCTCAACTGTGTACGATATGCTATCCATTTTTCTTTCATGGCAGCAGGCATATCCTCATTCAATGCAGTATCTGATACGTTTAACTCAGAATTACGTTTCTGTCTTAGTAAATCCCACGTCCATGACTCTGCTCCTTCATCAGAACGATTCTCAGTATAGTTTTTATGATGATTAATATATTGTAATGGAAGCCATTTTTCGCCATCCCAATCATTTACGGGGATACGATACACCTCACGAACATCGGTTGGATCAACCAGCCTACTATTTACTTCGGTAGTTGGTCCTACTTCAATTTCATAAAGTTTTGTTAAAGGAATACCACCCCACAATAACATCATCCTTACTATATTTTCAGATACATTAGAATCAAGTTCCAGTCTATATAAATCTAATGGAAGTGGTCGTTCTGGTTCTTTTTTAGGATCCCACGCATCAGTAACTTTATGAGATATTTTATCCATATACAATATTAATTTTGATGGACCTGTATAGACCATTGAAGATGTTTTACCTTCAGAATCATCCATCCCAAATCTTTCATTTGGTATTTTATATGTAACTTTTTTTACAATATTAGGCATTATATCTCCATTATTGATATGTCACTTTGACTAATCCACCTGCTCCATAACCAGCGTAATATGGCGCATCATCATCTAACATAGCATAACCACCACCACCAGGCCAATGTGAATGACCTGAAC